ACGGCAAAACATATGCTGAAACAGAGATTGATTTATCTAAAATAGAGGTTTATGTTGATGATGACCATACACCAAATATTATGCTTGATGAAAGTAGAAAATTAGGTGTAGTGATGAGATATCCAGCTTTGAAAGATGTCAATGCTGATACACTTGCAGGTGATATTAACATACAAAAAACTTACGATATGATAACAAATTGTATCGACCAAATTTATGAAGGTGAACAAGTCTTTTTAAGAAAAGATACATCTGATAAAGAGTTGAGAGAATTTGTTGATGGTTTATCGGCAGACCAAATGAAAAAGTTAAGTGCTTTTTATAATAGTATGCCTAGACTAGAACATAAAGTAAAGGTGAAAAACCCGAAGACAGAGGTTGAGTCAGAGGTAACATTAAAGGGACTAGCAAGTTTTTTCGGATAGCCCTCTCACATGATTCGTTAACGAATTATTTTGAAACTAACTTTGCTTTAATGCAACATCATAAATATTCGTTGACTGAACTTGAAAATATGTTGCCTTGGGAGAGGGAGGTTTATGTTTCGTTATTAGTGAACTATCTCAAAGAAGAAAAAGAGCGTAGAGAACAAGAAAAAAGACGAGGAAAATAAAATGGCGGAAGAAATAAAAGATGTAAAGGTCGCTACACCAAAACAAAAGGTGCAAGTTGATTTAGAAGTAGATACTTCTATCAAAGACCTTGGTGTAAATCCATATGCAAAATTAATTCATATGGCAAGAGCTGTTGACGCATGGAGAATATTTCCTAGATTATTCTTAACAGTTTACATCATATTATTATACAAATGCGTAATATGGTATATGGACTTACAGGCACCTACTATGGAACAAAGTGGGTTAATCAGTATCGTAGTTGGTGCTGGCGCTGCCTGGTTTGGTCTATACACAGGAACAAGTAAGAAAAGTAAATAATGGATATAGAACTTAAAAACCAATCAGTAATAGAAATAGGTAAAGCAGTTGGCGATAATGTCAACTCTATGATACCACAAAGTCGAGCATTAGTGCCGGCTGGTGGTGCTGTAGCTGCACCTGCTATTGCAGAGGCAACACCTATGAATCCTTTTGATAGTATGATGGTCGTACTATCAGATATTAGAGATGGTATTTACTCATTGGTTGATAAGTTTAGTGAGAGTGTATCTATACAACAAGACCAAAGACAAGACGCCGCTATGGCAGAAGACCTTAATCAAGTTGCTGATACAGGTAAAGTAGATGGCGTAGGCGATGGTG